TGATCGGATACATTGGTTTGATGTTGGCGAGCGGCTACAGAATACCCATCGGGGAGATCCAGTCGTTCCCTTCCTTGATGACATTCCATGCCTGCCATGATCCAGTCTTCTCGTTGATCATGCCGTAGAGGAAGCCGTTTCGCCAAGCTAGTTTCGCAGGCGTGCGGTCGGCGTACGATAGTTGGTCGATGTCTGCAAGGCACCCAACGGAAAATGCCGCCTGTCCATCCACATGGCGACCCACATAGACATCTGGCTTGTGGACATGTCCATGTATGCATGGCCCCCAATTTTCGTAGTGAGATCGAGCCGGATACATTGTGGCACGGAACCCGTGAATGAGCTTGGGGCCACCTTCTGGGAGCATGAGGTACTTGCTCACATGGTAAGGGCAGGTGGTGATCTTGAGCTTCTTAAACTCGTCCTCAATGTCACGCCACAAAGTAGCACACCTCTCACGGATCATGCCGTCAGAGCAACTTGTGGAGTGCAGGGCTAGGCGATCATCGTGGTTTCCAATAGTTAGGTAGTTGGGCTTGAATTCCCGTAGGAAATCCATGCCCATCATCACATCGTCCGCTATGCCATCTGCACGCTCCTCAGACGAAGCTCCCCGGCGAAGGGGGGCTAGGTCGATGAAGTCACCAAGGTGGATTCGGTAGTGTGGCTTCCATGTTTTAGCGAAGTCTAGTATCTTCTTTTTAGCCTCTTCCGAGACTAGGCTGCCGTGGTTGTCAGCAGCGACGAGGAACTTTTTGTAGCTCATTGTTTTGTTGGTTTGGTTTGTTGTAGTCTTCCCCACGCGGGGAAGAAGATGTGATCAAGGCAACGGACAACCCCCTCCTCCACTTCCTCAAAAGGCTTACAATGCGCGATGCCCCCAATAGCGAAGGCGGCGTGCATCATTTCGTGGCGCAGGGTATCGGTCATGTCCTTGATATTCCCTTTCCTAATGGAGATAGTGAGATCGTCAAGCGAAAAACTACCGAAATCCTCAAGATTCTCGACAATGACAAGCTTCACACGCAGTCCGCCGATTTGAATGTGCTTGGGAAAGTTCATCGTGTGGCTTGTTTGGTGTTGACTTGTTGCATGATTGTGCTACCATCTACGCATGGATACCAAACAATGTGTTTCATGTAAAGAGATTAAATCGCTAGAGCAATTCGGTCAACAAAAAAGGGGTCTTTGTGGAAGGAGATCCAAATGCAAGTGTTGCATCAACAAATACAACCACGAATATCACATGAAAAAATGGTGTTCGGATGCAGAGTACCGATCAAAAAAGATAAACATGGCAATGGAATGGGTGAAAAAAAATCCAGAAAAAAGAGCTATTATAGCCAAAAAGCGCAACAAAAAAGCCATACAGCAAAGTCCAGATAAGGTTAGGGCTAGGGCATTGGTAAATCAAAGGGTGAGATTCAAAAGGATTCCAAGAGCGTCTGATTTACAATGCTCAAATTGCGGTACTCAAGCAAAACACTATCATCACCACATGGGGTACGATTGGGAAAACCGATACAATGTAATTCCTGTGTGTATCGAGTGCCACAACTTACTTGATATGGCTACCGAGTAGCCTGAAAGTGCTGGGCATCGTAACTCCAAAAAGCACCCGCTGGCAACCATCCCTCTTTAGCGAACGCCTCCATTATTTCAATTGGCATATTTGCGGACTTCGGCCACGATTCACGGAATTGATTGGTGCTTGGAGCTAGGTCAATGGCTGCACCACGGGCGTGCAGGGATGGCAGGGAACCGCCTCGCATTGGCCTATTGTTAAAGCATCCTGCGTACTCCTTCAGCACCCACGCATGCGGTGTCTTGCTAATGCGCTCCAGCACCCTGTGGAGGCTTGGTGCGACCTTGTGGTGACATCTAATGGTTCGCACATCCTTGCCGTCATAGCGGACACCTAGGTCGCTCACGACAAGGCTAACTAGCTGGGACTCGTCTCCAGCCTTGCCGTAAAAGGCAGTCAATGACGCTTGGTCAGAGTTAGGCCAAGGGTTGCGTTCTAGGGGCATAAATGCCCTCAGGTGGGCTTTGCACCTTGATATGGACTTTGGCCCCCAGAACCCGTCTGGAGTGGCTCCTATGCGTTTCTGAAGCTCAATAATTTGGTTGTGATTCATGACCTATGTGTATCACAGGTCAAGCTCACCTTGACCTACTCAACGCTTTTTAAGCAACTTCCGCAGGGAAAGCAAGCCCACGATAATACCTATGACGAGGGAGGTGATTCTCAACCCCCACTCGACTTGATCCTGCATGGAGGTGATCAACCCCAGAACTGGTGCTACGCTGCCCACAATCCCGTGTGCTGCGTCACGCGCATGATCCGTGATCATTTGTTGTCCCTCGCCTTGATGAGGCCAATGCCTGCGGTTACAGCGGCGAATGCGCCAACGAAATCTGGTGCGCCACCTTTAAGGATTTGAATGCCAACGTTAGAAAGCGTTGCGACGATAGTAAGAATTCCAAGTGCGGTAGTTTTCATAATATATTATAGTGTTGCGATTAGTTGATTGTACAGATAAAGATGACCAGCGTTGTTAATGTGTACTCCATCACCAGCGTTATATGTTGGCTTGATCTCAAGTGTCGCAGGGTCTGCCAGTTCAGCGAAAGTATTGACTACTTTGGCTCCATAGGTCGATATAATAGCATCTGCAGTATCCTTTAGAATTTGTCTTTTTGTAGAATCAGTATTTCGTGGTTGTGTGGTGAAAACTCTGTAGTCAATTCCCAAATTTACACACAAATTTACAATAGACGACAGCACCGTCATGTAATTTGCCGTGGTTCCGTTTGTTTGGTTGATGAAATTGCTGGGGAAGTTGATTAGAACAAGGTCGGCTCCAGCATTTGCGGCGAATGTGATGTTCTTCAATGGGTCTGGCTGATCATTCCAGCCAGTTGGAATTGTGTAACCAGTCGGAGAAGCGTTAGCTACCGTTGTGCCACTAACAGCAATATTGGTAGTTGTACCAGTGCTGGCGTAATATGTGGAAAACTTAGATGCCCATGAATTTCCAGATGTGGCTCCAACTCCGACAGCAGTGCTCGATCCAAGTATATACGCAGATGGAGTTGACGGCTGCGGCGGAGATAGAACGGCGTTAATTTCTGAAAAATACGAGTTTACTCTGCTTTCAAGTTTAACTAAATCAACTGCTTCCCCGATTGAGTAAAACCCGATGGAAGATGCCGTTGGGATTTCAGCGGTCGCACCATTGCTTCTAGCAAATACAAATACCCTATTGTCGTTTGGTGTTTGAGAAGCATCATTTTGCGTCCCACTTGAAGATCTAAATCTATACGAATAAGAAGTACCTACATTTCTTGAGTGTCCAACAAACCCAGATTGATGTGGTTGACCAAGAATTAATGATGTCGCAAATCTAGATCTAAGTGTGGCGTTTATTGCGTTCTGGCTTATGGTGTTTGCTCCACTTCCAGTAGCACCAGCCCCAATATATGCAGATATAACACCAGTTACAGCATTTGTAATATAAACAGAATTATGGTTGTTGTTTTGTGGGTCAGCATTGTTAGGCCTATTTGAATTTAGATATTTGGTAGTACCGTTTCCAACTGCTCCTGTTGCTCTTGCGTAGTCAGTACCAGCCCCAATAAACCCAACATTTGTCGGAGCAGTGCCTTTGAGTGGTACAAGCGCACCATTAAGGCTTCTAGGCCCGGAAAGTAAACAGCATGATTTTATTGCATCCCAGTTGCTTACTCCGGCGTTTGGGCTTGAGTCCGACTTGCAACCCTTAACGAAATTATTGATTGCTTTTTTAATTGACGATTCAAGCGGAATACCGTCAGCAGCTTGTACTAATGAAATATATGCACTTGCCGCTGGATCAAGTCCACCAGAAAATTTTCCAAGTCGATTCGAAAGCGAGTATTGCATATTACCAGCGTGTTTGCATGTTAGCGTTAGTGAATACTCTATTAGCAACAATCTGTAGTGTGTGTTGCTCGTCAATGCGGATCAACTCGTCCTGCAGGAGACTGTCAGCCTCTTGGTCGGCAATTGCCGCCTTCTCTTGCTGACCTTCAGCCCGGAGGTAGTCGGCGTATGTTCCGTGAGCTAGGTACTGGAACCACTCGGCTGGAATGGCAGATGTCTCACCAGCACTATCTCCGTAGGTGTCGTTAAGCTGTGCCTTGTATGTTACAAAAGCCGTAGCTGGGTTAAGGTTACCAGTGATGATGGTAGCACCAGTAGCGGTGATCATCATGTCGTACTCCTGCACGGATGCCACAACGTATGGTTGCTGGCGATGGACCCGCAGGAACGTGTCGATGGTGTCCTTGCCAGTTTCGGCAAATGGAATGTAACCAAGTGCTGGTCGAGCTGTTCCAGTTCCAGTTCCAGCGGCAGTTGCCACAAAATACACACCAACGTCATTGCTGTCAGCACCAATGGATATAAAGTTGGTATCACCAACGGTGTCGATAAAGTAAGAAACACCAGCAACAATGGCGGTTGCGGCGACTGGATCTGATGAGAAATAACGGGGTTCTCCAATCTTCAGGAAGCGAGGCCAATAGTTTGTAGAACGATACGCACGCAATGCCCTGCGGTTAATGAGTGCCTTGATACGTCCGGTTTCAATACTGGCGAACACCACGCCGCAGAGTGACTGGATAAGCGCAAATAGGTCGGCGTAGGTTCTGGTCTGCATCAAATGTGTCCTGCTCTAAGGTGAGATTGAGACTTGAAGAAGTCACGGACAAACCCACGGTCGTCCCAGCACTCCATCCCGTACTTGTTAGCTAAAAGAAAGTATTCATGCTGCGGAATTGCCCCCACGGGTTTCCCTAGCGGTGATTTTGCATCCTTCATCATGCGTGCTTCAGCGGATGCAGCTATTTCACGTTTGTTTTGCATTGCCTCCTTCAGCGCACGTCCAGAGCAAAGCTCCTTAACGAGTGCATCAGTAAGCGCGTCTTCGCAGATCATTGGTAAGAGAAAAGGGGCGGGAGGGGGTTTTAATTCCTCCCACCCCAATTAGGGTTTAGATATTCGCGGCGAGAGCGGCGGGGTCGAGGATCGTCAAGCAGACGAGCCAGTCACCAGCGGTCACGCTGCCAACCGTACCACCGAACTTAGCAAAGATCGGCAGTGCAGATGCGGTCGCGTTAACGAGACCCGGCTCAGTATCAATGGCCGAACCAGTGTTGAACTTAACCTTGTCGGTGTTCGCGTCGAGGTCGAATTCAGCAATGAGGTTAGTTGCAGTTCCAGAAACCGTGCCAACAGAAACCGTCAAGTCAGACGGGCCTGCGGAAGCGGTGTTTTGGAACAGTGCAGCTTGCGTCACGATACCACCAGCAGGCAGTAGGGCAACGGTCCTTTGCGACGAGGTGAGGTAACCCGACGAAGCGAGTTCAGCACCAGTGATACGGAACGAGTGGGTGAAACCACGCGATTCTTGAGTAGCAAGTTGAGGCATTTTCTTATTCTTTCTAGTTAGTTATATTACAGAAGGTTGTAAGCGATCTTGCCGTGTGCTTGCGGGTGTTTGACGACCAGCGTACCAGCAACGTCGATATAGCCACGCTCGCCACCACCTTGGTTCTCAAGGCGAGTAGCACCCATCGGGATGAGGGTGTTAAAGCCAAGATACTTGGGGTTGATGACATAGCCAACACCACCAGTGGAGGCGTTAACAGCAGGCATACAGCTTGGGTTGCCGTTGACGATCTTCACGATACCAAAGTCGGAATCGTAAACGTTCACAGCGAGCGTGATTTGCTTGCTGGTCGCGTCTTGATTGACGTGGTAGGTCACACCAGCAGAAGCAGGAGTGGCGCGGGTGAAGTTGCTGATCACCCGGCGAAGGGCAACATCGGCAACAAGCGTGAGCGAGTTCATCTCACCATTCTTGCTGAAGATCGAACCAATCATTCCGTTGAAGGCAGTTTCGGTAGGAGCGGCAGTAAGGATGGAACCAGTCGGGGTGCGATAGGCAGCAGGAACAGCGTTCGTGGCTTGTGCAGTGTCTTGAATCCACTTGCCCAGTCCGCGCATGCCGTAGGGAGTGCCAGCACCATTTTCAACGGTCATTTCGTTGCTGGAGGCGATGGTGGCTTCGATATCTCTCTTCGCGCTTCTCATAGCCTTGGCTTCAGCCTGAGCGATGTTCGCAGGGCCAACGCTCGTCACTGCTTGTTGCAGGTTCGAGACGAGGTAGTCGCGGCGCATGAGTTGGATGTAGTTACCAAGACGGGCACGGTCGGCGAACTGGTCGCTGAACGAGGTTACGTCAGAACCTTCCGAAACACCAACGGTCACGGGAGCGGCCAAGCTATCAACAGTCCACTCGGAGTAGGTGCTGGAAGCTTTGCCCTTCGACGCGAGCGAAAGAATTGGGGTCTCCTCTGGCGCGAGAATAGCCAGCTCATTGCTAAGATCCTCGCGGTTGGAGATAGCGGAACCTTGACCCGAACGGGCTTGGGGCGCATTTGGTTGGAATGTATTACTAATAGGCATAATGTTAAATAGTTAAAGTTATTGCATTTTTGCAACTCTGGCGGCAATCCAGTCATCAACGGATGTGGATGATTGAAACTTTTGATAGGCTTGATCGGCACTCTTCTTCGCGGTTTTAGGCCCAGACTTAGCTGCTCCAGCACCATACGGGGTTCCCGGCACTTTGGCCTTGGAGATTGTTCCCGCTGCTTTGACTGCTACTTTGGACTTCTGACTGCGATGAATGGATCGGACTGCGTGTGCTAGAATGTATGGGAGTTGCGGCCCAAGGTCTGGAACATGCAGGTTAACCAGCTCAACGAGTGGGTCAGCTAGGAGTGCCTTGTATTGTTTACCAATATCAGATTCCTCGTCGGCAACCTCTGGGACTTCCTGCGGGATCAATCCCGTGAAGTGTTCCCGCGCCTGCTCGCGTTGTCCTCGCTTGGCGAGTTCTGCGTGTTGGGCTGGGAGGTATTTTGCCATTGCCTCCCGCGCATTGCGGTTAGCTCGACGGATCTCCTTTTTGGTAAACTCCTTGTCTCCAACGACGATAATGTCTTCAGCACCGTAGTCTTCGTGTTCCTCAAGGATATTGTCGGTTTCCTGCGCGACCTTCTCCAGCTCCGCAAACTTGGACTGAAGACCCTCCACAGACTCAATGTCTCTGAATGGGTTTTCTTCCTGCGGTATGACTGGTAGTGGTTTCGTTTGGGCCTGAGAACTCAGCTTTTCCTCAAGAGCTTTTTTTTGCGCGGTCAACTCACCTACTCGGTGGAGCAACCTGCTGCGACTCTTTTTGGCTAAAGCTTGAAGTTGTTCGGGGTTGAGCGACAACAAGTCTATTTCCTGTTCCTCTTCGCCTTCTTCCTCTTCTACTTCCTCGTCGGACTCATCTGGTTCGTCGGAAACTGCCTCTGGCTCCAGAGACTCTTCCGTTTCCTCCCAAGATTCATCCTCTGGTTCAGCAGCCTCAGCTTCTGGTTCAGAGATTTCCTGACTCCTTCGATTGATATAATCATCAAAAGATATGTTAGACGAGGGATTTTGGGCTTCCTCGGTAGCCTCGGATTGCACATTCATGTTTTTGACACCAGTTAAC